CGTGTATTGTTCGGAGCAGTTAAACCATACATTTATGCTCCTTATTCTCACAAGCAATTTATTAACATTTACAATGTATCTGCAACGTATCGTGATTTGTTTTCCGTACAAGCGGATGGACGTTATTTTTACAATGGTGTAGAAATTGTATTTGTTCCATTAGCAGAAAATTGTATGATTGTTGCACGTCCTGATTACATCGTTTGGTGTACTGATTTGTTAAGCGACATCAATATGTTGAAAATTGATAAAATTGCTTTGAATCGTGAAGATATGTTTGTTAAGAATGTTATGACAATCTTCGCTCACGTTTTGAATCAATCAATGAACGTGTTATATTTATAATAAAAATGGGAGAGGGGATTACTCTCTCCCTTTATTTAAACTTTTAAAACATAAAAAAAAATGGCTTGTGAACTAACCCAAGACTTTACAATCGGGTGTATAAATTCGAAAGGTGGAGTAAAAATATTATATGTTGCCGATTATGATGATTTGGTAACACCTCCCACAATTGTTGCAGGAGCAGTTACTGCAATGGCATTAACTGTAGGTGCAAAATTTTGGACATACAATTTAGAAAAACAAAATGCTTCTTTTGCTCAATCTCTTAAAAAAGATTACAACACTGGAACTGTTTTCTATGATTTAAAATACGATTGGAATATTAAAAAAATGGCAGTTGCTACATTGCAAGAACTTTCTATCTTAGCACAAAAAAGATTATTGATTATCCACAAAGATAACAACGGACTTTATTGGTTAGGTGGAGTTGAGAACGGATGCGATTTAATGACTGATGACACAACTAGTGGCAAAGCATTTTCGGAATTAAACGGGAGTACATTAAGTGTAACGGGTGAAGAGCCGAGTAAGGTTTTTCAAGTACCTGATGGTATTGTTGCAACTTTAATTGTTCCTGCGGTATAACTATTCATAGTAGTTTTTTAGGGGAAAAAGTCGGGCATTTATGTTCGGCTTTTTTTTTGGGACAAAGTGATAAAAATTAAATATATTAATATGATACTGATTAACAAAGGAGAAAGTAATATTGTAGATTTGACGTTAACGGAAAGAGTTACGTTAGCTGTTCCTGTATTCTTATTTCGATTTGTTAACGATATTACAAACGTAGAATTTGCGTGTATAATGGCGAACACATCTATTTACAAGGATAGATACGATAGGTTTACTTTTATCGAGGGAACTACTCTTACATTAAATCCTACTGGCTTTTATCATTACTACATTTACGAGCAAGTAAGCAATGTTAATTTAGATTATACATTAGCAGGTAATTTGTTAGAAGTAGGAAAACTAAGAGTAGTAACAACAGCAGAAACGCAACCAATAACGGAGTTTACTGCTCCGAATACTTATAAAGCATTTGAATATAATTCTTAAAAAATGGCAGAAAATAATAAATTTGAATCGATACCTTTTACATTTGATGTAACACCTTTACCGGAATTTAAAACCGAACAAGGTAAATCGTGGGTACGATGGGGCAGAGATAACTTGTATTGTGATTACTTAGTGGACCTTTATTCACGTTCACCAAGACACGGAACTATTATAAATGCTAAGGTAGATTATATTTTAGGCGGTGGATTAACTTTTGACGATACTAATATAATGCCATCTGAGGAAGCAATGGCAATCGATTTTATAAAGTTTATGAAATCAAATAACCAATCTTATGAAATGATAAGAGATGGGGAATTATTTAATGGAGTAGCTGTTGAGATTATATGGAATAAGAAGAGAACAAAACCCGTTCAATTAGTTTATATTCCTTTTTCACGATTAAGGACAAACGAAGATGAGAGCGAATATTACTATTCAAAAAATTGGAAATCTAATATTCAAGATGAAAAAACAACGGGATATAAAGTATTTCAAAAGTTTGATATAAACAATCCTGCGGATTCTCAGATATACGTTTACACGATTAAAGGTGCAGTTAAAACGGGACAACCAAATGTTTATCCTACACCAAATTATCAAAGTGGAGTAATAGATATTGAGAGTGATATTGCAATAGGTGAGTTTGATAATTCAAATTTATTAACGGGATTTACTGCAGGAACTATTATAAATTTTAACAACGGAGAACCTGCAACAAAGACTGCAAAAGAAGCTATTGTTAATGCGGTAAAAAATCAAGGAACGGGAGCGAATAAAGCGGGTGCAGTATTTGTATCTTTTAATAATTCAAAGGATAAAGAAACAACCGTAACAAGCATAACACCTTCTGATTTAGATAAACAAAATATCGAAGTAGATAAGCGTGTAGAATCTCGTATTTACGCAACACATAAAATAACGAATCCTGCTTTATTTGGTATTCGTAACGAAGGTGCAATAAGTGGAGATAATAATTTAGGAAAGGATTTTGAATTATTCCAATCTATCTATACTGATAATAGACAAAAATGGCACGAGCATTTTATTAATGATATTGCAAAATATTTTGGTGTAACTACTCCAGTTACTTTTAAACGTGTTCCTCCTATCACACAATCAATCGATTCAAGTAAAATATCGGAAGCGTACACTATTGATGAGGTAAGAGATATATTAGGTTTACCAAGTTTAAAAACCAAAAAATCAGATGCAAGTGAGCAGGTTATTAATTCTATTAATTCACTTTCTCCGTTAGTAGCAAACAAGGTTTTAGAATCAATGACAACCTTAGAAATAAGAGCGTTGGTGGGATTAAAGGAAGCATTGGTAATTACACCTACACCCGTTCAAATGAGTGCAGAGGAATCGATAGGAATGGTTTTCTCAAAGTACGGAAGAAAAAAACAAGAATTTGAGATTGTAGAAAGTAGAGAATTTACTTATACAAATGATGAGCAGTTAATTACATCTGAGTTTAATTTTGCTTCGGAGTTAGATTCGATAAGTAAATCAGTTTTAGATTTAATTAATAAAGATGAGACTATTGAAGTTCCAAGATTAGCGGAAGCATTAAAAAGTGATAACAAAACTATCCAAAATATTATAAACGATTTAACGGATAATGGTTATTTAACGTCAAACGATAAAGGAATATTTACTACTGAAATCGGAAACGATGTTTTAAATAATGAAAAAATTAAAACAAAAAGTTTTGAGGTGCTTTATGGTTATGACTGGCGAACGGGATTCTCTAATAAAGATAAAAAAACGAGTAGAGAATTTTGCGTTAATCTTTTAAACTTAGATTTGCTTTACACAAAAGATGAGATAAGAGCAATGCAAAACGAAATCGGTACGGATGTATGGACGTTCAAGGGTGGATGGTATACAAAACCCGACACGAATATTCATTTACCATATTGCAGACACACTTGGCATCAGTACTTAGTTAAAAAGAAATAAGAAAATGAAAGGATTATTTATCTCAGAATCATTTATAAAAGAGAACACACCTATTAACGATAATGTCGATGACAAATTGTTAAAGATGGCAATTATCGAAGCACAAGAATTGCATCTCTTAGAAGCTATCGGAACGGGTTTATACAACGATTTAAATGCAAAGATTGTAGCAGGTACTATTGCAGGAAACGATTTAACATTAATGGTAGATTATATTAGACCAATGATGAAATATTGGGTAATGTTTGAAGGAACACCGATGTTATTATTTAAGTTTACAAATAAATCAAATAGCACAAGTACATCCGATAATTCTACACCCGTTCAATACGAGGATATGAAATACTCAGTTAATCAATTTAAAGCGAAGGCACAAGTTTATACGGATAGATTAGTAAGATTTATAGAATCGAATCCAACAATATTTCCTTTATATTATAATCCTGGCAATAACTTAGATACGATTTATCCGAACAAAGAAGGTTATACAACGGATTGGTATTTAGGAGACGTTATAAGTATTCCACCTCAATCAAATATGGGAGATATACGATGAGCAGAAAAAAGAACGCAATAAATAATGAATCGTTAAAGAAGATTAAAATAAAACTTTCCCAAATAAATGAGTACGATAAACCAAATAGTAACACAGTTAGAAGCAATAGCAACAAATCACGAACAAATTAATACGTTTGGATTTGGGCAGATGCCTGAGTTTGGTAAGTCAACACCAATTGTTTATCCCGTTATGTGGGTAGTACAACTACCATCGAGTATTAACGGAAATGATTTAGTTTTAAAATACCAATTTTTATTTGCGGATTTAGTACACAAAGATTTATCGAATGAAACGGAAGTAAGCAGCGACCAAATGTTAACTGCATTAGATGTTATCGGTCAATTACAGCATCCCGACTATGAATGGTTTTATGATTCACAAAGTGATTTACAACCCGTTTACGCAAAGTTAGACGATGAAATAACTGGATGGGAGATAACGTGTAGCTTAACAGTTAATAGTCCATACAATCGATGTGCTATTCCTTTTTCAACTGCTCCATTACCTGAGAATGAATCGGGATTTGTAACTATTTTTGATACGGATGGAGTAACTGTTGTAGATTACGTTTCAAATAATTCTTATTATATTTTAACGGGTGGTGGAAGTTGTGGAGGAGATTACGAAATTTATGTAAATGGTATATTAAACGATAGTGGAAATTCTTTAAATTTAACAACTGAAACTTTTAACATAACTGCATAATGCTAACTATAAATTTAAACTTACCTACGTTACCAACACAAGACCAAAAGGATGCAATGGATGGTGCAAATACACCTGATTCTACAAATGTGTTTATAACTGCTAACGATTTAACACCACAAGTAAATTCAGATTGGAATGCAGTAAGTGGAGTAGCAGAAATATTAAATAAACCTACTATACCCGATGCATCTTTACTCGTACCTTACACGGGAGCAAATG